GTGTTGTTGTAGTATCCCCCCAGAAACAATTTTTATTTTTTCACGGAAAAAGTGACCCCAAGTTTTCCCCGAATTCCCCAACTTCCCCGACTGCACCCAAGCACCCTGGGATGCGACAGATTGACTGGAAATTGTGCTACACTGACAAACGATCCATAAATTCGACCAACCAATCCATCTCCATCACTGGTATTCACACTGGAATAATCAAATGGAAAACGCACTACCTTCATGGTTGTCTGCACCGGACCCAGAACCGGTCAAAGTGTCACAGCAGACCAAGGAACTCATCCTGCTTCAGTATGAGAATGTGTTCATGCGGGTGATCTCGGAGATCGCCAAGGGCAAAACCCTGGCACATATCCTCAACACAGAGGATCGCCAGATCGACTACAACGACTTCTACCGATGGCTCAAGAAGGACCCTGCTCGACTGGAGTTGTACAGGGAAGCGCAGGAACTGCGTACTGAGTTCTTCGCTGGTGAGATCGTACAGATTGCCGATGGCGATGACGTCGAGGATGTCCATCGTTCACGCCTTCGTATCGAGACCCGACGCTGGCTCATGGGCGTTCACAACAAGAAGCGCTATGGTGAGACCAAGACGATCGAGATGAACACCAACATTTCTATTACTGACGCACTGGCGCAGGCACAGCAGCGCGTACTGGCGAGGGAGATGCAGGAGGTCATCGAGGGTGAGGTGGTCGACTCTGACTCGGATTCACATGGGGAGTACCGCTAGTGCAGAAGCCTAAATATAGTCCCCAGGAAGAGCAAAAGCTGATGGCGACACTCTGGTCGCCCATGATCAAGGACGATCCCGAGGCGTTCGTGTTGTTCGCGTTCCCTTGGGGGCAAGAGGGGACACCCTTGGCGCACTTCAAGGGACCGCGGGTGTGGCAGCGCAAGGTGCTGAGGCAGATCCGCGAGCACCTCCAGAAGAACCAGGGCAAGCTGGACATGATGGAGATGATGCGCCTGGCACGGTCCTCTGGTCGTGGGATAGGTAAGTCTGCACTGGTCAGTTGGTTGATCCTGTGGATGCTGACCACGAGGATCGGGTCCAGTGTGATCATCTCGGCCAACACGGAAGCGCAGTTGAGGAAGGTGACCTGGGGTGAGTTGGTCAAGTGGGTCGCCATGCTGATCAACAGCCACTGGTGGGAGCCGACAGCGACGACGTTGACCCCTGCCCAGTGGCTGACCGAGTTGGTCGAGCGGGACCTCAAGATGGGTACCCGACAGTGGGGCGCGGATGGCAAGCTGTGGAGTGAAGAGAACCCTGACGGCTACGCGGGTAACCACAACCACAATGGTATGATGGTTATATTCGACGAGGCCAGTGGTATACCCGACTCGATCTGGTCGGTAGCCGCGGGGTACTTCACCGAACCGATACTGGACCGGTACTGGTTCGCGTTCAGTAACCCCCGGCGTAACCAGGGGTACTTCTTCGAGTGCTTCAACAGCAAGCGGGACTTTTGGACCGCGGAGATCATCGACGCTCGCACAGTCGAGGGGACCGACAGGAACTACTACCAGCAGATCATCAACGAGTACGGAGAGGACTCGAACGAGGCAAGGATCGAGGTCTATGGCGAGTTCCCTGCAGAGGCAGATGGTCAGTTTATCAGCCCTACTCTGGTGGACGCTGCTGCGGCTCGTGAGTCGTATGATGACGACCTTGCTCCTGTTGTTATTGGGGTTGACCCTGCTCGCTCTGGTGCTGATAAGACAGTGGTCGCCGTCAGACGAGGACGGGATCTGATTGCCATCAGGCGGTTCAGTGGGGATGACACCATGACCACCGTGGGTCGGATCGTGGACCTGATCGACGAGTACAAGCCCACCCTGGTCAATATAGATGAGGGAGGGCTGGGGTATGGCATCGTGGACCGGCTGAAGGAGCAGCGGTACAAGATGGTCAAGGGGGTGAACTTCGGGTGGAAGAGTAAAAACCCGGCATCTTGGCTCAATAAGAGGGCTGAGATGTGGGGGATTATGCGTGAGTGGCTAAGGTCTGCTAGTATTCCAGCAGACAAGCTGTTGAAGACCGACTTGACTGGGCCGATGATGAAGCCTAACTCTAGTGGGTCGATCCAGTTGGAGAGTAAGAAGGAGATGAAGTCCCGCGGGATGGCGTCTCCTGACAGTGCCGACGCCCTGGCGCTGACCTTCGCCTTCCCTGTGGCAAGCCCGGAGAAGATCAAGGCCAAGCAGACCCGGCAGGTGCGGCACCAAGGCGGTATAGCGACTAACTGGATGGGCTGCTAGATGGCTGAGAAGAAGCACGACAAGCCGATTCCCAAGACCACCAAGGGTAAAGGTGCCAACTACCGTCCTACCAAGGAAGGCGCTGGCATGACCAAGAAAGGGGTTGAGGCCTACAAAAAGGCTAACCCTGGCTCTAAACTTCAAACAGCGGTGACTGAGGACAACCCTACGGGGAAACGTGCTGAGCGCCGAAAGAGTTACTGTGCAAGGTCGGCAGGGCAGATGAAACAGCACCCTGAAGCGGCCAAAGACCCCAATTCCAGACTCCGACAAGCCCGTAAAAGGTGGAAATGCTAATGGCTAAGCCAGGTTTGTACGCAAATATCAACGCTAAGAAAGAGCGAATCAAGGCAGGTTCCGGTGAAAAGATGCGGAAGCCGGGTGCGAAAGGTGCCCCCACCGACAAGGCCTTTAAGGAATCGGCCAAGACTGCTAAAAAGCCGATGAAAAAGTCATGCCGTTGATCAAATCGCCTAGCAAAAAGGCCTTCCGAGAGAACGTGAAGGCTGAAAAAGAGGCCGGAAAGCCTATCAAGCAGGCCGTGGCGATTGCCTACTCGGTAAAGCGCAAGGCAGAAGGCAAAAAAGCAGCCCCTAAAGGGAAGAGCAAGTAAATGGCTGACCAATCAGGCATACAGACCGCAGGCAGAGTCTCCAACGGGGGCAAAGAAAAGCAGAGCAGCGAGAATGTTCTGTCCACCATGCGGCATCGCCTGACGATGGCTATTGCTGCGTTCTCCGACAGCCGTGAGGATGAACTGGATGACCTCCGGTTCTACGCTGGCTCACCGGACAATCAGTGGCAGTGGCCGGCTGACGTACTTCAGACCCGTGGTGCCATTCAAGGGCAGACCATTAATGCCCGTCCCTGTCTGACTATCAACAAGTTGCCCCAACACGTTCGTCAGGTCACCAACGACCAGCGCCAGCACCGTCCATCAGGCAAGGTTATCCCTGCCAACGACCAGGCTGACCTTGAGGTGGCTGAGATCCTGAACGGTATCGTCCGTCACATTGAGTATATCTCTGACGCTGACGTGGCCTACGACACTGCCTGTGAGAACCAGGTAACGTATGGTGAGGGCTACATCCGGGTTCTGACCGAATACATTGATGAGACTAGCTTTGATCAGGACATCAAGATTGGCCGGATCAGAAACAGCTTCTCGGTCTACATGGACCCCACGATCCAAGACCCGTGTGGTGCTGATGCCCAGTGGTGCTTAATCACTCAAGACATCACCAAGGCTGAGTATGAGCGTCTGTACCCTGATGCGGCGCCCATTACGTCCATTCTGGCCCAAGGGGTGGGTGATCCGTCGATTTCTGACTGGATCAATGAGGATACGGTACGGATTGCTGAGTATTTCTTTGTTGAGTACAAGAAGGCTACCCTGAACCTGTATCCCAACAACATCACGGCGTTTGCAGGCTCTCCCGAGGCCAAGCGCATTGAAGCGATGGGGTTGAAGCCCATCCGTACCCGAGAATCTGCCCGCCGGATGGTGAAGTGGGGCAAGACCAACGGTTTTGAGTTTCTGGAAGGCCCACAAGACTGGGCTGGTAAGCACATCCCCGTAGTACGGGTGGTGGGCAATGAGTTTGAGGTAGACGGTAAGCTGTATGTGTCTGGCATTGTGCGAAATGCCAAGGACGCCCAACGGATGTACAACTATTGGGTTTCGCAGGAAACCGAAATGTTGGCGTTGGCACCTAAAGCACCGTTTATTGGGTACGGCGGTCAGTTTGAAGGGTATGAATACCAGTGGAAGACCGCAAATACCAACAACTGGCCGTACCTGGAGGTGAACCCTGATGTCACCGATGCCCAGGGCGGGATGTTGCCTCTGCCCCAACGTGCTATGCCCCCCATGCCACAGACCGGCCTGATTCAGGCCAAAATGGGTGCTTCTGACGATATAAAGGCCACCACAGGCCAATATGATGCCTCTTTAGGCATGGCCGGTAATGAGCGTTCCGGGAAGGCTATCCTCGCC